AGTTTCACGCCAAAGGTCTAATTGCTGGCGCGCATAGGCTATCGCGTCCGATTGGGTTTTCGCCCACTGGACTAGCTGAGGCTTGGAGCCGCTAGAAAGCGCGGTTTGCATGACGTAGTAATTCATAAGTGCGCGGGGAATGGGGGCATTCAGTCCTTGCAAAGACAGAAAAGTGCGAAGTAAGGGCCGTGTTTGTCCTTCCTGCGTTCTGCCCAGACAAGCGGTATCCTGTCGGAATCGGGGGCGTCTTTGCCGATTATCGTATCCTTGTATTTGCCACGATCATATCGGTCCTTTCGAAGGCAAGCGAGCGTCCCACCGGGATGGAAAACACTTTCAAGGATTGCATTGTCGGCCTGTCGCTTGGTCAAAATTTTCATTGGATGCGCGGGGAATGGGTTAGGCTGTCAGATGAAGATATGGGCCATCGTCCCGTCGGGGAGTGAACCAGAAACGAATTCCCGCCCCCAAGGATTCGATGCGGGGGGGGTGGAGTTTTGCTTTTTGTCTTCCTCGATGAAACGCCAGACCAGTCGGCGCACAGCCTCGCGATGGTTTTCATCACCGCTCAAATGCGGGAATGAGATGGTGATGCTTCCCCGCTCGCAGGATGCCTTGATGCGTGAGCCGCGGTTGTTCGTTGCGGGAATGTATTTGCTGTGAATTGCTTGCATGATGGATTTAGTTTTGATTCGGGCTTGATTGCCCGCCACAACCTACCGTTTCCGATAGGCTGGCGCGGGGAATCACTTCCGACGGATGATTCCGGCTGCGATCATTGCCTTGCGCCAGTATTTAAGCGTGCGCGGATGATTTTCACGGTCTAGGTGCAAGGATTCCGTCCGGTTAGAGCAATCGCGGTAGTCCGTTTCGGAATGGGATGAAAGCCATTCGAAAGCCTCGCCTCGCGCAGGATAACACGAAGGAAGGGGATGATCGCGCATAAGAGAGACTAGCTCGCGAAACGTGACGGCTTCGCCTTCGGACAGAAAGCCGGATTCTGCGGCTTCGCCTTCCTCTGCGGATTCTGGCGTAACAACTTCGAAGGTGCGGGATATTAGGATCATGGGATTTGTTTAATGGTTAGGAGTAAAACCGAGTGTCGTTTCTAGATATGCTTGGAATAGGACGAAAGCGATGATTGCAGCTGCAATGGCGAGGCGTTTCAGGGTGGAGCGTTTCACAAGCTGGAGTCCTCAACGGAAATTTCCATTTCGTAGCAGTAGTCTAACTTAGATTCGTCCATGGATTCCAAGTCTTCCAATGTGGTGGTGGTGTTTTCGTTCATCACAGACACAGACTAGTCTATGCCATGGACGCTTGCAAGATTTATTTTGAAATATTTTGAGAGAACATGGGGAAGGGTTGAAGTAGACAGTGTCAAGATGCCGAAAGTGGGTGCTGTCTTTACCCTCGGATGAAATCAAAATGCGAAATTTAACGATAAAGTGGCATACAAGATGTTGTGGTGTCCTGGTTGAGGGGATACAATATGTAGTGGTGTCGAGTTGTTCCATGTGGAACAAATCGGATTGCGAAACGGTACCTTGGATTGCAAGGTACGGGAGATGAAAGCGGAACAATGGACGAAAGCAAAGAGCCTCTATCTAGCGGGGAAGACATGGAAAGCGATTGCAAGCGAAACGGGGCTGAACCAAGCGACTCTATTGTCTAAGGCGTCAAGGGAAGGATTGCCCAAGGTACGGAAGGAGATGCGAAACACCATTTCCCCTAAAGATAATGTTTCCCTAGAAAGCCTGTCTGCTCTCGTCCGTTCGAAACTCGCACAGGATGCCGCTTCAACGCTGGAACGGGTAGACAGTTACGATCTATCGGACCTTAAGGACGAGGCGACTCGCGAAACGATACTGAACAGTGTCGCCAAGAGAAGCGCGCTGGTCTTCGGTTGGTCTGAACAGGGCGAAGCGGCCTCCGTCTCGATCAACTTGCTCGGTTCAATGCCGGATAAGTTCCACGTGGAACAAGTCGTGAGTGAACCGCCGAAAGAGTGAATATAACATGTATTGTGCATCGCAGACGGACTGATGGTCTGAATTAGTTTTGCTTATGGCACAAAAGGATTGTTTTCCTAGGGGTTAAGTAGACATTGGACGCATGGGGGGCGGCCCCCTTTTGGGGGTGGGCTTCGTTTACGATACCCCCCTCAAAAATTTTCCGACCTTTTGACCATGATAAACAAAATCAAAATCGGTCAAACAGTTTCTTTATCCTATGCAGAACGTAAGCTCGCTCATTTTTTGGCGAAGCATAGGAACGGTAACAATCGTTCGTTCAACAAGGTGAACTTGAAGATCAGTTCGGAGGACGCGCATACGGTTGATTTGGAGGGTATGTGTGGCGAGATAGCGTTTTGTAAGCTGTTCAATGTGTATCCTGATTTGGATACGGAGCGTGAGCCGCCGCATCCGCTTTATGACTGTGTGCTATCGAATGGGATGAGGGTGGATGTGAAGACGACGAAGTACGAGAATGGGAAGTTGTTGGTGGATGCGCGTAAGGGTAAGAAGACGGATGGCGTGGATTTCTATGTGTTGATGACTGGAAGTTTCCCTGGGCCGTATGCGTTCAGGGGATTCATTGCGAAGACGAAGATCATTAGACCGGAGAGGATTGGCGAACTTTGCGGGTACAAGAGTTACATTGCGGAGCAGTGGGAGTTGAGTGAGTCCGCTAAATCTGATTGACTTAGTAGGGATTAGTATGCGTCAGTGCGTGTAACGACCTTAAGCGAGGTGGTGGGTTGGTCAGCCACTGCAAACTGTCTAAGCGGCGATGACGTTCCGCATTGGTGAGGTAGGATAATCATCCACTGTGTGGTGGATAGATGGCCTACCATAACGCAGATAACGTCGGTTTTAATTTTACTCATTATGGCTTGTCCTAATGTTTTCAATGCGTTCGCCGTGGCGACTGAGTCGCTCGCGCAGGACGTTTACAAGCGCGCCTCGTACCGTTCGATGTGGTTGAACCTCATTGAGCGTGGCGAGTATCCTCAGGGTACTGGTTTGACCCAGACCTCGTTCACTACCACTTCGATTGAGCCGACTGCGGCTGAGGAGTGGTCGGCCATCACCCTCGCGTCCGGCAACCCCGGCGATAACGGTGGTGCTTGCGATGTCACCTACAATGACGTTCCGGTTGGATACAACGCTGTTACTTGGGGGCCTGAGCGTTTTGCGCTGAAAGGTCCGCTCTTGTGTAAGGATGATCTGACCTTTGATCATCGAGTTGAGGCGTTCTTGCGTGTGTACTTGGAGAAGTTGTCCATTCGCGCACAGCGTTCGTGGGAGACTCGTTACCAGAACATGTTTGCCAAGTACGCCATCAAGGCGGTGGCCGACTCGTCCTTTACTCAGGTGGAGACGATTCCGTCTGGTGTGAATGAGTTGCCCTGGATTCAGACTGGTTCGGCTGGTCAGGCGTTGAACCAGGCTACGAGTGAGTTGACGCAGGAAATGCTCGATGTCGCTGCTGCTACGTTGATTCGTAATGGCGCGACGAATCCTGATAGTTCGGGGTTCATCAGCTTCTCTAGCGACGGTCCGGTGTTCCCGCTCTACATCGGCATGGAGGCCAGCCAGCGTATTGCTCAGAACAATGCTGCGCTGCGCGAGGATCTGCGGTTCGCTGACATGGGTTCTGGTGCCGGTGCTGAGCTGCTCAAGCGGATTGGCGCGAATCGGGTCATCAAGAACTTCCGCCATATTCCGAACCTGTTCCCGCCCCGCTTCAGCTATGCTGGCGGCAAGTACACGCTCATCCAGCCGTTCACCAGCACCTCCGGTACGAAGGGTACTGTGTTCAGCGTCAACCCGAGCTGGACGACCGCCTTGTACGAGGGTGCGTTCGTGCCGACTCCGTATGTCATCAAGAGCCATATCGTTCGACCGGTGAACCGTGTTGGCGACTTGAGCTGGCAGCCGACCAACTACATGGGCGAGTGGCAGTGGGTGACTGGTGCCTACAAGCTCGATGTGGATTGCGCCGATCCTCTGGAGAAGAAGGGTCAGCACTACGCTGAGTTCGTTCATGCTGTGGAGCCGATCTTCACGAACCAGGGTATGACGATTATCTTTAGGCGGTGTACTGGTGCTTTGACCCAGATTATCTGCTCGTAATTCGAGTTGAATAGCTAACAGACCCGCAGGTCCAAAAGGCTTGCGGGTTTTTGCTTTTGCATTGACAAGGATCAGTAGGATCTGATGCTCCCCGTATGCCGAGTTTTACTCTTCCAGAAGGCGTTGAGATTCCTGAGAATTT